ATGGATACCAGAGTACCAGAACCATTATTAACATCAGGATTAGCAGTCGGAAAAGATGTTTCATTTGCAATAGGTACAAAGCCACCGACATCATCAACTAAATCAATAATTCTGTCGTTGATAGCAGCGGTTGTAGCAATCGTAGTATCATTGTCTGGAAAAGTATCACCATCTTTAATAGTGTCTCCAGTGCTTACGTTAAAGTATCTAGCGTCTGATTCTGTTTCTGTGTAGTACCTTCCGTCTAATGCACCTGTTGCTATTTCACTAGCAGTTAACTTGTCAGATTGCAGTAGTGTTTTTATTTCTGCTGCTGTCTGATCGTCTTTAGCGTTTGTTTCTATGGTGTCTAATTTAGTACCATCAGCAGCTATATCTCTACCATCAACTGTTCCGCTTGTTGAAAAAGATCCTGTGCTTATAGTACCTGTAGTTACTATATTTTGTGATCCAAAGTCAGGAGAAATTTTAGTACCATCTATTGCAGCACTTGCATTTACATCAGCATTAACAATAGTTCCGTTTAAAATTTTATCGGAGTTTACAGAACCATTAATTAGTTCTGGAGTTCCTACGGAATTGTTAGCTAATTTATTTTGAGTTACGGCTGAGTTAGATATGTCACTTTCTACTATAGTACCATTTACAATATGGTCTGTTGTGACAAAGTTTGTACTTGCTTGATCTCCTCTAAACAAAACACCTTCAATAGTTAGTGCTTTGTTTCTACCGTCTTGTGCTGTAAAGTTAGACTCAGTAGAAGAGTTGTTAAGATCTGTGGCTCTTATAGTGCTGCCAGTTGCAAAAGTTGTATATGAACTATCTGCATCTCTTGTTCTACG